GCCCAGACGTAGCCGCCAATCTCCGCCGCGGTGTGCGTCGGCGCGCCGGCCTCGGCCAACTCTTCGTCGCGCTCGACCAGCGAATCGCGCAGGATGAAAATGCGCGGTTTGCCATCCCCGGCGAGTTTCAGCCGCTGCTGCACGGCCTCGATGCCCTGGCGGATCGACTTGCGCGCCGGGATCGTGTGGATGCCATGCGCGGCCAGCGTCGCCCGGTCTT